TCGTAAAAAGTTTAGTCATCACTACGATCAAGATCGGTACTTGTGTTGTCGTTGCAGGAGATTGGTAGGTGTATTCAGTGAGGAAAAAGAAACGTAATCCAGTATTAGATAAAAAATATGATGAAGGTTTTGAAGCAGGTAGCGATCATGCAGTGAGGTTTTTTGTAGATAGGTTCCAGGGATTGCAAAATGTTGAGGGAATCGGCGATAAGACGATGGAGAAGATCGTTGAGCATCTAGGAGCAAAGTACTTTAAGGGAGTCAGGAAATAAAAAAAGACAGGATTGCTCCTGTCCGTCGCAGGATAATTATAACATAGGGGGCGGTCCTGTTGAAGCAAGAGATAGATCTAGGGGTAAATGCTGTCTACAAGGTAGTAGATGGGGAGCTAGCAAAGGTAGATGTTCCGGGGGATGGATTCGGCAAGCAGATCATTACATGGCAAGATGGGAAGCCGTTGTATTACGAGGTTTCATATACAAAGAGGTGATGACGTGCAATTAAGTCTATTTGAGGATATAGACATTAGACAAGAGGGCGTTGAGTTTGTCACAAAAAGAATAATAAAATCTGACTCTATTAGAAATTTTATTAAACAGGCAATCAAGGATAATGACCGAAAAGAGTTGATAAGGCTATTTGATGAATCAATAAGGGCATACGGTTTTTCTGGACCAAACTATTGGAGTTGGTCGATGGGAGAATTGGTGACACCGGACAAAGAAGAAACATTTATAGTCACAGCAACAGAGCTAGCGGATATGGCGTTTAAAATATATAAATAAGTCTACGAAAGAACTTCGGGACACATTGCAGATTAATAGTCTGTTTTGTGTCCTTTTTTATATTTTTAGGAGGGGAAGCAAATGAAGTATAAAGCAATCAAATTCACGCTTAATCCATATAGAAATAAGAGATTAAATTCATCAGTAAAACCGATTCAAAGAAGCGAGTATGCGAAATCATTATTTGATGAAGGGGCTGGGTTTAATGAACGAAAAGCAGATTGAACAGGCGTTGCGAGATTATAACTGGATGATCAATGAGATTAAAAGGCAAAGGGGCCTTATGGGCTATACGGGGGGCAATCTAGTGGCACAAGGTGGGATTGAGTCCGTTATGCCTAAGCCACAAGGGGAAACGAGTGATCCTGTAGCGTTAGAGGTTATTCGGAGGGATAAGGCGGGTAGATGGGTAGTTGAGTTAGAAAGAAAGGCGCTGTTCATCCAGAAGAGAATTCCTTTTATAACCGATGAGCGTGAGAAGGCAATATTAGAGTGCATGCTTGATGGGTTGAGCATGGTCGCTATTGGCAGACACATGGGGTTGTCTGAACGTCACATACGCCGTTTAAAAGATTCGATTGTGTCTAAAATGTCCGGAATGCCGAGTTTGCCGAATAAGTCGGATAGTTGCGCTTAAAAAAACGCATGCGTAAACTTGGAGGTGGGTCGGCGCGGTTCAGTTGACCTACTGAAGCTAGATTACGTTATGCGCCATCCTTGCGGTGGCGATTTTCTCCTCTCTTCTAGATCACTCATCGTCAATTGGGCGGTGGGTGGTTAATACTTACAAATTGTCGTAAGATAGCAATAGGGGGAGTGCGATGTTTATATTAGTAAATATTAACTGGGACGCTGTTTCTTCAATCTCTAATATTGCTCTATCACTAATAACGTTGATAGCAGTTTTTGTTACATACAGAACGTTGATTGTTAGCACAAATAGTAAGGCGGAAATAAGATATAAAACAGACAAGAAACCAAACGGAACTTTCCACAGAATTAGGTTAGTAAATAAGAGGAATGTTCCAATTACCGTAATCCATAAAGGTTTCTATATTAACGATAAAGATAAAATGGATCGAATCATAAGTGGGAAGAAGGTACAAGAAAAAATATATAACTCTGATATAACCTACTACTCATTGCACGAAAATGGTTTGAACGCCAAGTTAAGACGATTAGGTTATCCGGACGGATCCACAGTTAATATTTATGGTTACTTTATAACAAGCGACAAAAAGAAAGTGTACAGCAAAAAGGTTAAGCATAAAATAATAAAGTACGATGAAAGCACTCAATTGAACTAGGGTGCTTTTTTTCATGCCTAATATTAATTCAATGGGGGTTGGTGACATGTAAATGCCTAACTGGGAGAAGATACAGAATGAATGGGAAACAACAAAAATAACATTTAAAGCATTGGCTGAAAAACACAATGTGAAACTAGGTACACTGAAAAGCAGAAGAAGTCGTGAAAAGTGGTCGAGGGATGCAACCAGTAAAAAAGATGCAACCCCAACTAAAAAGATGCAACCGAAAAAAGAGATCAAAGAGCCTGTTGTTACATCGGATAATCTAACCGACAAACAAAGGCTTTTTTGTATTTACTACATTAAGTACTTCAACGCGACTAAGGCTTATCAGAAGGCATATGAGTGTGCTTATACAACGGCGATGAGTAATGGGCATAGCTTACTGAGAAATACTGAGATTAACAAAGAAATAGACCGCATGAAGGAAGAGCAAACAAGCGGATTGAAACTAGATGTTCGTGACGTGTTACAAAAGTACATTGATATAGCCTTTTCGGATATAACAGACTTCGTAGAGTTTGGGAAGAAGGAAGTTCCTATGATGTCGGAGTTTGGTCCGTTAGTTGATGAAGAGGGAAATGAAGTCACGCAAGAAGTTAATTATGTAGATTTTAGGGAGTCGGCACAAATTGATGGCACCCTCATTACAGAGGTCAAGCAAGGTCGTGACGGTGTGTCCGTTAAACTTGCTGACAAGATGAGGGCGTTGGATATGTTGGCTAAATACACGGATCTTCTGTCTGATAATGACAAGAAGCGATTGGATGAAGAGAAGGTTAAAACAGAAATCGCTAAGGTGAACATCGAAACCAAGAAATTAGAAGAGGGCGATTCAACAGGAACTACGATCGTAAATATCGTAGATGCTTGGGGCGATGCCGATGAGTAAGCAAGTAGTTGTTGACATACAGAAAGAGGTTAACCCTCACTTCCGTCCTGTGTGGACCACTAACAAGCCGTACAACATACTAAGAGGCGGTCGTAACTCCTTTAAGTCATCGGTTATAGCGATACAGCTAGCGTATATGATGCTGCAATACATCACCAAGGGTGAAAAGGCTAATGTTGTAGTTATCCGCAAAGTTGCTAATACGATAAGGGATTCCGTTTTGTTGAAGATTCAATGGGGACTAGAGAAGTTCGGGCTACTCGATCAGTTCGACGTGACGGTAGCGCCTTTCAGGATCACGCATAAGGATACTGGATCAGCATTCTTTTTCTACGGACAAGACGACTTCGCGAAGCTTAAATCAAACGATATAGACGATATTATAGCCGTTTGGTATGAAGAAGCAGCAGAGTTTTCAGATGCGGAAGAGTTTGATCAGACGAATACAACGTTTATGCGACAAAAGCATCCATTAGCTGATATGGTTCGTTTCTTTTGGTCTTATAATCCACCAAGAAATCCGTACAGTTGGATCAATGAGTGGTCCGATGAAATGATCGCTGAAGACAACTACCTGGTGCATGATTCGAGTTACAAAGATGATGAATTAGGCTTTGTTACTGAACAGATGCTAGATGATATTGAGCGCATCAAACGCAATGACTATGATTATTACCGTTACCTGTACCTTGGTGAGCCGGTAGGACTTGGTACTAACGTCTACAATATAAACCTATTCAAGCCATTACAGGAGCTTCCTAGTGATGATAGGGTCATTGCACTCTACTACTCGATTGACGGTGGACACTCGCAGTCAGCGACAACAGCCGGGTGCTTTGGGTTAACAGCTAAAGGCAAAGTGATCTTATTGAATTTGTACTATTACAGTCCTGCAGGAAGGGCAGTAAAGAAAGCGCCTAGTGAACTATCGAAAGATTTACATGAATTTATAACCAAGACTTCAACGCAATCACATTACAAGAATGCCAGGATCATGAAGCGAACGATTGATAGTGCAGAAGCAGCAATACGGAATCAGTACTACAAAGACCATGGACAGCACCTGGTGTCCGTTAACAAGAAAAAGAAAGTGGATATGATAGATTACCCTATCGACCTTTTAGCTCAGGGTCGTTTTTATTATCTTGAAAATCCATATCCAACAGGAATGCCGCATGCAGATAGCAATGATATATTCATCGAAGAACACAAGAGGTTCTCCTGGGATGAGAAAACAATAGATTCCGATGATCCGCGAGTAATAGAAGAAGATGATCACTCGGTCGATATGTTTATATATCTTTGCTTAAGTAATGCAAGGGACTTCCGCTTAACGATATAGGAGGTGATAGTTTGAAGATCGTTGACCGCATTAAAGACTTTTTTATGAGAGGAGGCTATGCCTTGTCAGGACAAACGTTAAAAACGATTAATGACCATCCAAAGATAAACATAGATCCGGAAGAATTAGCAAGGATTGAATCTAACTTCAACATATACAAGGGCAGTTATCCAAGGGTTGAATACGTCAACTCTGGTGGTGACTTGACCAAGAGAGATTACATGAGTATAAACATGATGAAGCTGAGCGCTGACCTTCTATCAGGCCTTGTGTTCAACGAGCAATGCGAGGTGGTCGTATCGGATGCCGAGGATGAAGACGATGCGACAAACAACTACGAGTCAGCTAATGACTATATTCAGCACGTGTTCGAACACAACGATTTTAAGAAGAACCTAGGGAAGTACTTAGAGCCGATGTATGCAACAGGTGGAATGGCTGTCAGACCTTATGTGGACATGGAAAGCGGTGAGCTCGAGTTCTCTTGGGCGCTAGCTAATTCGTTTTATCCATTACGATCTAACAGTAACGGTATTTCAGAAGGCATTATGAAGTCGGTCACCATGAAGATGGAGCAAGGCAAAGAGATCTTTTATACGCATCTGGAGTTCCACGAATGGGAAGGTAAGGACTATGTAATTACAAACGAACTGTATAAGTCGAACAACCGGGCTGAGATCGGTAAACGAGTACCTTTGAATGATCTTCATGAGGGCATGGAAGAAACTACAACAATTCAAAACTTGACCAGGACAATGTTTAATTATGTTACTCCTGCAGGCTTTAATAACATCAATCCTCGTAGCCCACTTGGTTTAGGGATTGCAGACAACTCCAAGCCTTCACTTAAAAAGATCAATGATACTTATGATCAGTTCTGGTGGGAGGTCAAGATGGGGCAGCGCACTGTATTTGTGAGCGACTATATGCTGCAGACTTTACCTTCAGAAGATGGATTGCCACCTAAACAGGTATTTGATCCAGATACCAACGTATTTAAAGCAATGCGGATGGCAAGCGACCAGGAGTTAGTAAAGGATGTTACTAGCGACATACGAACAGAGCAGTATATTTCAGCTATTAATCAATCTCTAAGGACATTAGAAATGGAATTAAAGCTTTCAGTCGGTACATTTTCTTTTGATGGTAAGTCAATGAAGACAGCGACTGAGGTAGTCAGCGAGAATGATCTGACATATAGGACAAGGAACGATCACGTTCATGAGGTTGAGAAGTTTATCAAAGGTTTGGTTGTTTCCGTATTGGAATTGGCGAAGGCAACGAAGGGACCAGACGGACAAAGGTTGTTTGATGGTGAAATACCAACGTTTGAGCACATCGGTGTTGATTTTGATGATGGAGTGTTTCAAGATCGTTCGGCTTTACTCAAGTTTTACGGACAAGCCAAGATGTTCGGCTTAATTCCTACTGTTGAAATCATTCAGCGAGTGTTTAAAGTACCGAAAGAAACGGCAAAACAATGGCTTGAGGAAATCAATGAAGAGCAAGCAGATATGGAACCGGCACACGTTGATGATAGGAATCAGAGGGGAATATTTGGGGATGAGGAGTGATCACTGTGGATAATCGAAAAGAATACGCGCGATTAGAGTTAGGCTTACGCAAATTTATAATAGATTACCAAATTGCTAATGACATCGAAGAGGAATGGCTTTTAAGGATGTTGTTAGATATAGCGCAATTAAGCACGGTGAGATTTAAGGATAGTGATTAAATGACACCAAGAAACCCGAAGATCACACCAGTACAGCTAGATTTATGGTCCAGTAACATGTCAGGTCTCTACAATTCACTTGAAGGTGACATAATTCGCAACATCATTAAGCGACTGAATAGGGGTTCTAAAGACATCACGCAATGGCAAGCGGAAAAGCTATCAGAACTACGGTTATTTAATAACGACACTGAAAAGCTAGTTTCAAAAGTCACCGGTGTTGCAGAACCAGAAATAGAAAAGATGTTTCAAGAAGCAGGGCAAGGGATTGTGCAAGATGTAGATAAATCCATGCCGTATCCCGATAAGCCTTTGCCAAGCAATTTAGATAACGTCATGAGATCGTACCACAACCAATCTTGGGGCGATATTGATAACTATGTTAACCAGACATTGATTACTTCCAATTATGGAGCAGGTACAGCGCAAAGGGCATACCAGGACACGTTGAATAAAACTGCTGCTTCTTTTAACACTGGTCTATATACATTCGAGCAATCGCTTGAAAGATCAGTCAATGAGTTGGCGCAAAAGGGTATCCGTTCCACCATGGTTGATAGGGGTGGACATACCTGGAGCCTTGAAGGGTACACACGAACTGTTCTAAAGTCTACTCTAGGAAATACTTACGATGAATTACGCAAAGATCGAATGGGTGAATATGGAGTGAATACAGTCGTTGTCACTTCACATGCAGGCGCAAGGGAAGCTTGTTCTATTATTCAGGGAAACGTGGTTGATTTACGTTATCCAGAAGAGATCCCGGAGGATAGCGAGTATTTGAGTGTTTATGACCCGTCATGGAATGCTGAATATGAAACAGCGGGCGGTCACAGAGGAATTAATTGCCGGCATTTGCACATTCCATTTATTCCAGGTGTGAATACGAACAATCAGCCTGAATTTGATGCTGAAATGAATGCGGAAGTCGCTAAGAATAGAGATACACAGCGAAGGATTGAACGTGAGATCGTAAAGTATAAGAAAAACCTCATGGTTGCCGAGGAAATGGGAAGCGATAAGGCGGGCTATTGGAAGATGATGGTTGGTAGAAGGCAAAAGGCCATGAGGGGTCACCTGGAGGACAATGGCGACTATTTAAGCCGTAACTATAAGCGAGAAAAGGTATATACTCCACTCGATACGCTGTTAAAAGACTTTGCTTATGATAACTAGGAGGGTTTATGTGATGAAAACTATCAATGAAGATGAACTAATTGGCTATATTTTACGTAAGACAAACGATGATCACCAATTAGATTACGATGAAGTTCAGGCAGTGCTCAATAGTGAGCTTAAGTACTTGGAATCAAAGGGATTGATTGAAGACGAGCCAATTAGACCAGAAGTATCAATTTAGAAAGGGAGAGTGAAGGCATGGATGTTCTAATTAAAAACATAGATTACACTTTCGAGGAGTACAAGTTCTTGGATGGAGATAACCCTCCACCATTCGCTATTCAAGCTCACATAACATATTTAATTACTGGCAAGGGCGAAGAGTTAGAAGGCGAGATGGACATAGAGTTCGGCGAATATATGGAAATGAAACATGGGGACATTATTCAGTTCATTAAAAGTAATTCATCAGTTATAAACTTTGAGTGAAAGGGATGATCCTGTCTTGGTAGTAGCGACCGTTAGCTACAAATACATTAAAGGGAGTGGTTCGGTGGGTAATAAGTATCGAAAGAAACCAGTTGTTGTTGAAGCCATGCAATTAACCGATAGCAATGAAATAAAGGTAACAGAGTTTATGGGGTTATATGAAGGTAAACTTACGGCAGACGGAATAGAGATTGAAACGTTAGAGGGTACTATGAAAGCTAGCATTGGTGATTACATCATCAAAGGTGTTCAGGGGGAGTTCTACCCATGCAAGCCAGATATATTCGAACAAACATATGAAAAGGTAAATTAATACTCGTCCTGGACAAGACGTCATAAAAGGTCTTTTTATTATGCTTACTATTCGTTCGTACAACGTAAATGTACAACCTTTATCGTGTTCATAACACGTAAAAATAATGTAAAAGGGAGCAATGAAAATGAATAGAGAAGAATTAAAAGAACTCGGTTTATCAGATGAACAGATCGAATCCGTCATGAAGTCACATGGGATGGCTACTAATGACCTAAAGACGAAGGCTGATAGTGTTGATGGACTTGAAAGTCAGATTGAAGACTATAAGGGGCAACTCACTGATCGTGACAAACAGCTAGAATCACTAAGCAAGGTTGATGCAGAGGGTTTGCAAGCTGAAATTGACCGTTTGAAAGGCGAAAACAAAACAACTGCAACAGATTTTCAAGAAAAGCTAGATAGCCAAGCATTTGACTTCAGCCTTGAAAGAGCATTAACAGGCGCTAAGGTGCGCAATCCTAAAGCAGTAAAGGCTTTGCTTGATACTGATTCCATTAAAGTGGACGGCGATAAGCTACTTAATTTGGATAGTCAGTTAGAGGGGTTGAAAGAGTCAGATGCCTATTTGTTTGATGTAGAAGATAAGCCAGATCCAACACCGCAGATTGTTCCTTCCGGTAATCCAGATGGCGGAACGACAACTGCTAAAAGTGTTGCAGATATGAGTTATGAAGAGTTAGCAGAAGTTAAGAAAAGTGACCCTGCTGCATTTGCAGAGTTAACCAAATAAAAGAAAAGAGGAATATATTATGCCAGATTTAACAAAGCTACAAAATCTTATTGATCCAGAGGTAATGGCGGCAATGATTTCCGCACAACTTCCAAAAGCCATTAAGTTCAGCGGGATTGCACCAATTGACGATACTTTACAGGGGCAACCAGGCTCGACAATCACTGTACCAAAGTACAATTACATCGGTGATGCGGAAACAGTTGCAGAGGGTGAAGCAATTGACTACACGGCACTAGATACGGAAACGGCTCAGTACACAATTGAAAAAGCCGGTAAGGGAGTAAAAATCACCGATGAAGCCGTCTTGTCTGGGTATGGTGATCCAACAGGCGAAGCACAAAAACAAATCCGAATGGCTATTGCATCTAAAATTGATAACGACATTGTAGAAGCTGCATTGACGGCTTCTTTGTCCGTTAAACACGAAATTAATTTAGATTTAATTGATAAATTAGAAGAAACTTTCGTGGATGCACCAGATAACTTTGAAGATGTTGATTCGACGGGCGTTTTATTCTTGTCTTACAAGGATGCGGCAAAACTACGCAAAGAAGCCACTGAAAGTTGGACTCGTGCATCTGATCTCGGTGATCGAATCCTTGTTACAGGCGCATTCGGTGAGTTGCTGGGATGGGAGATTATCCGGTCCATGAAGATTGATGATGGTCATGGCTTTGCTGTAAAAGCAGGTGCGTTAAAAACATTCTTGAAACGTGGTCTATTGGCTGAAACGGGTCGAGATATGGACCATAAACTAACTAAGTTTAACGCTGATCAGCACTACTCCGTCGCGTTGGTTGACGAATCTCGCATCGTCAAGATTGAACCGGGGGAATAACAGCCCCGATTATTAACGGTGTCGATCCAACGACTGGCGGGGCAGTCATCAATATATCTTAAATGAAGGAGGGATATGATGTCCTTTAAAATTTATAAAGGCGATGCTGTGGTTGCGGATGGTGAAAGCCCTCTAACTATCACAGGAATTGATCCTAATACAGATGTTTCAGAAGGTGAATATCAAGCTACTAGAGTTGATGGAGATAATGAATCCGAGAGAGTAGATATACCATCATTTACTACTTTGCCAATTGATGTAACTGGTGTAACTCTATCGCCTAAGACATCATCCGCAGAATCGGGCGAAGATGGCAGTCGTCAATTATCAGCAACTATATCACCATCAAATGCAACAAATAAAAGTGTGTCTTATGCAATTGCTCCAACAACAAACGGATTATCTGTTGATAATAGCGGATTAATTTCATGGACTGATGCAGTGGCAGATGGAGAATATACAACAGCAGTAACCACTGCTGATGGCTCTTTTACTGATACGCACGTATTAACTTTAACCGAGCCAGAACTAGAAGAACCAGACCCAGAAGAGGGTGATTGATTATGCCTTATTTAACGAATGAGGAATATAACAAATTAGGCTTTACAGAACTAAATGATACTGAATTTAAGAAGCTATTACCTAAGGCAACGGCTATCCTAGACAATATTACTAGTCACTTTTATGTAAGACATGACATGGAAGAGGATGGTGAGTGGCGAGTTCGTCAATTTAAACTAGCTTTATGCAGTCAGATCGAATACTTTAACGTATTAGGTGCAACGACATCCGAAGAGATCAACAGTTCACCACACTCCTTTACAGCAGGGCGCACGAGTGTTTCGAACTCTAGTAGATATAACACTAGTGGAGAGAACGAGAAAAAACCCTTGGTTGCTGAGGATGTATATATTTATCTTGACGGAACTGGATTATTATACAGTGGTGTTGCCATATGGTAATGCCTAAGCCGCCGATTGGGTTCTGTATTGATTCATTTTTGTACAAGGAGAAGATCGGCGAGAACGAATATTCCGAACCTATCTATGCGGAGCCTGTTTTAATAGAACATTGCCGTATCGATAGGAGCACAGCCTATACGTCCACAACATCTGGAAAGCAATTGCTATATAATGCGATTGCTTTTTGTTATGCAGGGATAACAACGCCACTACCTGCATTTAAGGTGGAGTCTGTGATCGTATTTGATAACCAAGAGCACACAGTGACTGATGTTATACCAATTTATGAAGCGTATGAGCAAACCATCTACTCCTATGAATTAGAGGTGGTTTGATGGTTCAAATAACAATTAATTTAACTGTCGCAAGAAATAAATTAAGCCAAGGCAATGTTAATCGTGGTAGATATGCGCTTGCCAATCAGTCGCTAGCAGATATGAATCAATTCGTGCCGATGGATGAAGACATCTTAAGAATGACAGGTCACGTAAACAACGATGGGTCTGGGGCTATCTGGGATACTCCATATGCTGCAAACCTATTTTACATGCCTAAATACAACTACACGACACCTGGTACTGGTCCACGTTGGGATATTAAAGCGAAGCGCATTTTTATGAGCGACTGGATCAATGCATTTTTGAAGGGAGCTGATTGGTGATGGACTTCATCGAGAGGTTAAGCGGCAAAGTGAATGAGTTTCCAAGCCTTCCAATCGCTTGCAAGATGGGTTACTTGGGTACTGGAGAATCCTTTGTAGTTTATCCACTACCGGGATCGAATACAGTCATGGAGTACATGGACGGCACCAAAGACCAACAACTAAACTTTGAGTTCGCAATGAAATCAAAGTCGCAAAAGAAGATACACCAAACATTATGGCTAGTACAAAACGAGTTAGAGAGATTGAAAGATCTAGAAAGCCATGATGACAGTTTCAAGTTTGAAGAACTAATCATAACGAACAAGCCTTTTATCAATCAAATTGATGATCAAGGTTGGTTCGTTTTTTTATTGGATGTACAAGCAAAAATTACAGTTTTTAGGGAGGAATAATTAATGGGTAAACAAAAGAACGCACTAAGAGGGCATTTTGTACAAGCATACGAAGCCGGTGAAGATGAGCCAGGGAAGGACTGGTTAGAACTAGCGCACCAGATTACAGACATTGAAGATGCAACGGAGGAAGAGATAGATGATGATGCATTTTATGATGGTGACGGAACGCCAGAAGCGACAGTTACATCGGTTGCAGGTGCCTACGATGTCGAAGGACACTACGACCCTACTGACGAAGCCCAAGAGTTAATCGCAGGATTAAAATACAAAGTAGGTGATGGGCGTAAGGTTTGGCACCGAGTTGTCGCATCAAACGGCAAGAAAGAGTGGGTAGGACGTGCAACGGCAACTGAAATTGTAGCGGGGTCAGGTCCTGCATCTGAATATGAAGCATTTAGTTGTAATATCCGATTCGACACGTTGCCAGAAGAAAGTGACTTGTCTGATGGTGGTGGATCGGGGGAGTAGAAAGCCCCTCCGTCGGAGAAGTAATACCGACAGTGGATGGGGCTATCGTAGAAATTGAATAAAAACATTAAGGCATCTCGATAAATTCGAGGTGTCTTTTTAATAAACAGGAGGATGACCATGACACAAGATATCAAGATTGATATAAAGCGATCCGGGTTCCCGGTCAAGGTAGGTACAGTCGAATTATGGTTTGATAGCTCGATCGAAAGCATGAAGAACTTTTTTAACATCGAAGAGGTTGCTCACGATAAATTAAATGCAGCTATTGAAAAATCCGAACACATCCACTTTCCTGACAGTATAGATAAATCGGAGGATTTAGCAGTGGCTAAAAAGAATTCTGGTGCGGTTATTGATTTGCATAAAGAGTTTATTGCGGCTCAGTACGACATCCTTTTCGGTGATGGGACGTTTAAAAAAATATATGAAGAATATCCAGACGTTTTTGCATTAGACAAAGCGCTAGAACCGATAGGACTTGCCGTCAATGATCGACTGGTAGAGCTCGAAGAAGAACGAGTAGGAATAGCGGGATCGATGAAAGCGGAATACTTAAGTAAAAAAGAACAAAAGAAGTAGGTGACAGATATGAGGTTGAATGACCCTCAAGTCACCTCTTTCACATTTGAAGGTGAGGAATACTCAATCGATCTAGCGTTCGACAACGTTTTAGACGTGTTTGACGTGCTTGAAGACGAATACCTAAGAGACTATGAAAAAGCCGAGATATGCCTTGCATTGTTATTAGGTGTCGATATAGAAGGGATGCCGGCTGTCGATCTATGGAACTATGTATTCCCGAACTTTATAGAGATCGAGAACAAACAGCCGATCGAATATGACCGTAAAGGAAATCCAATGCCTGTTGTAAATGACCATAAAAAGATGATTGATTTTAATAAAGATGCCGAATACATCTTTGCTTCGTTTCGCCAAGCTTACGGAATGAATCTATTTGATGAGCAAGGGAGTCTTTACTGGAATGAATTTCAATCACTGCTAAACGGTTTGCCTAGCGATACTATCATGCAACGGATCATCCAAATACGGCTATGGGAACCTCAAAAAGGCGAATCAAGCGAATATAAGCAAGCTATGAGAGATTTACAAAAGGTGTACGCACTGGAAGATGAGGAGGTAGATGAATAAATGGCAGACGGTAGAATAAAAATTGACATTGAAGTTGATGGTAAACCGGTAAGGGCAGCATCAAAAGAATTAGATAGATTGGAAGAGTCCGGGCATAGGTCCGGTAAGGGAGTCAAATCAGCAGAAAGTAGCATGGACAGCCTAAGCGATAGTAGCACTAAAGCAGGTTCTAGCGTTAAAGGTGCTAGCGACAGCTTAGAGGATCTGGGCGATAGTGGTTCCAAGGCAAGTAGTGGGATTAAAGGAGCTGAAGGTTCCGTTGATGGACTTTCAGACAGTTCTGCTGAAGCTTCATCCAGTGTGAAAGGCGCATCTGATAGTTTAGATAACTTAAGCGACAGTGGATCAAAAGCTAGTAGTGGAGTTAAGAGCGCCGAAGGTTCTGTTGATGGGTTGTCGGATAGTTCCGCAGATGCATCATCTAGCGTTAAAGGTACTGCAGATAGCTTGGACAGTCTTGGCGATAGCGGTTCTAAAGCTAGTGGCGGAGTCAAAGGTGCCGAGAGTTCTGTCGATAGTTTAACGGATAGTAGTTCTAATGCTACTTCAAGCGTTAAAGGAGCTTCTGACAGCCTTGACGGATTAGGAGATAGTGGTGCTAAGGCCAGTGATGGTTTAAAAGGCGCTGACAGCTCTATCGATGGAGTAGCAGATAGTAGTTCAGATGCTACGTCAAGCGTAAGAGGTGCTAGTGATAGCTTAGAGGACCTGGGCGATAGTGGATCAAGAGCAAGCAGTGGGATAAAGGGAGCTGAAGGATCGGTCGACAGTTTATCTGACAGCAGTTCGGATGCCACATCGAGCGTAAAGGGAGCATCTGACAGTTTAGAGGACTTAGGCGACAGCGGTTCGAGAGCGAGCGGTGGAATCAAAGGTGCCGAGGGATCAGTAGACAGTCTTTCTGATAGTAGTACCGATGCAACATCTAGTGTGCAGGGCGCATCAAGTAGTTTGGATGGATTGACTGACAGTGCAGGCGAAGCGGCTTCCAGTGCTAAACAAGTATCCGATGAAACTGAAGGCATGGGAGAACAGACTGAACAAGCTTCCAATAGTACGGAAAAACTTGCTGTTTCGATAGGACTAATTGCTATAGCAGCCACTGCATTCACCGTCCTTAAAGATGCAATGGATGATGCAATTTCAAGGTTTGATACCCTTAACCAGTTCCCTAAAGTAATGGATGCGATGGGAGTTTCCGCAGAAGAGTCCGAACAAGCTATGTCAAACTTGTCGGATGGAATTGAGGGATTGCCTACTACTCTTGATGACATTACAGGCAGTGCTCAGGAAATGTATACATCGTTTGAAGATATGGATCAAGCAACTGACACAGCCCTTGCCTTAAACAACGCATTACTAGGTTCAGGGGCAAGTGCTGCACAAGCAAAGCGGGGAACTCAACAGTATACAAAGGCACTACAGACTGATCAGATGTATCTGAGTACCTGGAACACATTATCAGAAACAATGGGTGTTGGATTAATTAAGATTGCTGAAGGTTTTGGCTATGCAGGTAAGAGCGCTAAAAACGACTTATACCAAGCCTTGCAAGACGGTACTATTACCATGGATGACTTTAATGATCAACTAATTGAGGTCGGTACCGGAACAGGCATCATGGCAGATCTTGCCAAAGAAAACAGTTTAGGTATAGCTACTTCACTTACTAACTTGAAAAACACCGCATCCAGGGGTCTTGCTGATATATTGGAATCATTTAATGAGTTTTCTAAAGCGGTTACCGGTAAAGATATTGCCGAGAACATAGACAGCTTAAAACATATAGTCAACGCATCATTCCAGGCTATCGGGTCAGTAATAGAAAGCACTATACCTTTCGTGCAGGGGTTTGCAACAGCGGTCGAAACGGTCATGCCGGTAGTCGAAGCGTTGACACCGGCACTACTTGGAATGGCAGCAGCTTATGCTATGCATGCGGTAATTAATGCAACGGTAGGGGCATTGCAGAACTCGCTAGCCGTTACTAGGATAGTGATAACTACACAGGACCTATTTACAACAGCATTAGCAAAAAACACGATAACGCAAGCAGCTAACGCAACAAGTACCGCAGTTTTGACTGCAGGTCGGGTATTGTTAACTACAGCAACATCTGCACTCTCTATAGTGGTGGGCGTTCTAACAGGAACTACAACCTTATATGCCGCAGCGCAAACAATTGCAACAGCAGCAGCCGGAGCATTCAGCGCGGTTTTAGGATTTCTTACAGGTCCTATCGGTTGGGTAACGCTTGCGATCGGGGCTTTAGTAGGTGCAGTTATGGGGATAGTCGCTTGGTTTAATAGCACAAGCGAAGAAGCCGAGATCCTAAACGATAAAAATGAAGAACTCGAAGAATCTACAGCAGCTTTAACCGAGGAGCTAAACACGAGTGCCGAAGCCCATGAAGGTAACATTACCGAGATTAACGCTAGTGCCGAAGCTAATCAAGAGTTAGCGGAAGGGATTGAGGATTTAGCCGGCAAAGAAAACAAGTCTGCAGCTGAAAAAGCTTTATTGCAGTCGCAAATTGAAACTTTGAACGGTTCGGTTGAAGGGTTAAACCTCGCCTATGATGAAGAAGCCGATGCACTGAGCATGTCTTCTGAAGAGTTGGAAGCTAGAGTCGGTTTAATGAAAGATATGGCGGCGCAAGAAGAAGGGCAAGCACGACTTTTAGAAATATCGACAGAACAAAGCAAAATTGATGAAAAACTAGAGGAGATTAACAAATCAAAAGAAGAGAGTAATCGACTAGAAGAGGAGGGAACCATAACCAAAAGCGAGCATAAGAAAGCTATTGCAGACCTTAATGAGGTAGAAGACGAGGCAACGGCAACCAAGAAAAAGTTAGGTGACCAGCAAAAAGAAACAGAGTCCATAATCAATACTGCCACTGAAAGCATTACAGAAATAACTGAAAGTGGTGTGGCTAACCAGACTATAGCATTTGAGGACTTGGAAGAGTCACAACAAGCGACGGTCGAGTCCATGAAAGAGTCTTGGGAAGAATATAAAGATGCTGCAACAGATATGTTCGATGTCATGAATGATGAAATCGAAATAACAGCCAGTGAAATGGCGAGTAACCTAGAAGAAAACCAGAGGATCATAGGTGACTGGTCAGAGAACATTGCAGAACTCGCTGAACGTGGTGTTGATGATGGATTACTCGATACATTAAGAGAGGCAGGCCCCGAATCAGCAGGTCACGTAAACGCTCTAGTGAATGCATCTGATGAAGAGCTTAAAGAATTAAGTACATCATTTGAAAAGGGTGGAGATGTAGCGACTGATGCATTGAGCGAATCGCTAGGCATCGAGAAGTCGGGAGTTATGGAAGCAGTCGGGCACCTGGTAACTGATACTGAAAGTTCACTGTCTCAGCAAGTTAAGGATGCGAACTTTGAATCAATCGGTGAAGACGTAGCAGATGGATATGGTGATGGAATTGACAAAGGAGCTATAGGTCCTAGGGATGCAGCTAAAGAGATGGCAGAGGGCACGACGAAAGCGACTAAAGAAGCACTTGATACACACAGCCCCTCGGTAGTCTTTAAAGACATAGGTACCGATGTAACGGACGGTTTAGCTCTTGGTATCAATCAAGGCACTAGGAAAGTCATGGATGCTATTAATAAGATGTTTAAATCGGTAGAGACTCATTCGGCAAAGAGTTTCAAAGGCATCACTAAAGGTTATGACGATGCTGTTCAGCAGATCGAAAGGTCTTTATCCAAGCTACCACAAGTCACTCAAAAGTCTATGGGCGATGCATTAAAGGCGTTGTCTGATAGCTCAAAAAGACAATTAAATGCCATGAAAATGCTGAATAGAGATTACGATAGAGAGATTAAAAACATCGGCAAGTCTTTAGATAAGCTTCCGAAAATGGCCCAGAAGTCAATGAGTAATATGCTTGATCGATTGAGATCAGGCGCAGATCGACAGACCAACATAATGAGGGCTTTATCGAAGACATTAGTTAGTCCGTTTTCCAGTACTCCTAGTCAATTTAGAAATATAGGTGTAAACGCAATGTCTGGACTCACTTCAGGCCTTAATGCAGGTAGAGGACAAGTAATGTCTACAGCTCGTGGTATTGCTGATAGTGTAGCTTCCACGATGAAAAAATCACTAAGAATTAAATCTCCATCGCAATTGATGAGGGATGATGTAGGTAAAATGATACCTGCGGGCATTGCGGTAGGTATAAGAGACAATGCAAAAATGGCTTACAAAGAGATTGATGCATTATCTAGCGGAATGATTATGTCATCATCACCAGAACAAGCTTTAGGTACATCACGTATGGCTTATACAGGTGCAGGTAATCAGATTGCAGATGCGGTGAAAAACCTTAAGACTCCAAGCGGTGGTAATAATGAATTAGTTTCTATCCTCAGCGAGCAAAATAGCATCCTAACTAGAATTTTAGGGAAAAACCCAGATCTTTATATCGATGGGGAAAAGGTAACCGATATCGTCAATGGCAATAACGCTATCATTGCTTCCACAAAATATTTTTAGGGGGGTGAATGAATGACATATATAGTTAGGAAAAACGGCGCGGTGTATGACTTAGATCAATACGGGGTTAGGACAAGAGATTTCATTGTCCACGCTCCTGACATAGAGCATGAAACAGGGAAGGTGGATGGTGCGGATGGTTTAATTGATATGGGATCGACTTACGGAGCGAGGAACATCACTTGCCTTTTTAGATTCATTGCTAGCGATTGGATTGATTTCGGTTTAATGAGAGACGAAGTATTTAACTTATTTAAGAGCAATGAAGCTTTTTATCTGATAGAGAAAAGAAATAAAGGGAAGCGATGGCTAGTAAAGGTGGCTGACCCTTATCTAATTCCACAGAAAGCCAATTTTAGTAATTTTGACATAGAGTTTATATCTTTTAAAACTTACGCAGAATCCACTGGAACTACGCAGGACATTGAGAGGGACGGTCTAAATATGGACTCTGATTTGTGGTCTTTTGGTATGGGGTTACAGTCGGAAGAAGACACGTTTAAATATAAGCACACTGTAGGTAGAGGTGAGGCGTTTAAGATTTACAACGCGGGTGACGTTACAGTTCACCCGTTTATGCAAGATATGGATCTAATGATCTCTAGTGTTAACGGATCTAATAACTATTTTGAGCTATTAAACGAAA